TTAAGGAAGAATGAATCGATTATAATTCACTACCAGAAGATAAAATAATATATCAATAATAAAATTAAAAACGCAAAAAAAAGCCCCTCTCCAGAGGGGCTGCAAAAGACAGGGATGGTGTCCAAAAATAGGATTTAACTCATTGTTTTTATTATATTCTAATTGCACACCGTCCACCAACTGTCCACATCCACGAAAAAACGACCACATTGAAAAAAAGATAAGCCTTCTAAAAATGGAGGGCTTACTCTTTTGTACCCGATTTAAGATTTTCTGAATTTGTCCATAGATCAATAAAATTTCCAGAAACATAAACTTTTACATGAGCAATACCTGACGTCCACCCTTGAGATACCACTTTCTCAATTTCTGTTCCGTCTTTTACGTAAGTACATTCTGAAGCTAACATTTTTTCTATCGCATCCAAGTCTTTATGTTTGGCTGCAGCTGATAACCTGTTAAATGAATCTTCTGAAATACAGACAGGATAATCATTAGAAAGATATGCCGCATTTGCAACACCCATAGGTAGCAATGCAAATAACATCCCTAAAATATTTTTTTTCATTAAAAAATCCTTATAACTTTTTTCAATTTAAACAACTAAACTAAATAGCGGTTCAATTACTTCAAATTCTGTAATTATAAAGGAGTGTATCTACAATGAGTAAAATTGTCATTTCTGTACTAGTGATTGCAGTCCTTAACCTGCTTTCAATAAATACTGTATCAGCTCAAAACTACCCTTGTTCTGGTAAGAAAGGCGGCGTATCTCACTGTGAGAATGGTAAATTTATTTGTAATGATGGAAGCACAAGCAAATCAAAACGAGTTTGTACTGATGAAAGTGATACAAAGAAAAAATAGAACACTGCCAATATAAACAACGCCCGGAACACTCCGGGCTATTTCATCAAATCGCTAATGCCTGTTGGCAACACTTATCAAGATGTGGCTCTACTCGTTCAATCAACTGAGGCTTTGAAATAAACCGCGTTACGGTTTCATGGCTGACGAAAGTCGCGCCACAATTGATATTCTGGCACTGGTTATAACGTTCTTTGGTATCGGAAGATATTTGCTGACTACTACGAGTATGCGCGGCATGACCACAAACAGGACAAATCATCATAAACGGGTTACCTCTTTATGATGTGGAAATTACCTGTAATTATACACAGGCACTATTCCTTATCCATATCTATATCACTGCTTTTGACTTCTAATTCTAACGAGGTGGTAAATCCGCTATTGTTTAATGAGTGACTCACCGTGACTAACGTCCAATAGGCCTCATCAATCTCAGGCTTAAATCCGCTAACCTTTACAGGTAATTCAGGAAAGAGATCCGCACGCCCTTTCGCAAGGGTAATACTAAAAGAGGCAACACCTCGCTGTATTTTTTCCCACGCGGCTTTCGCGGCACGTTCAGCATTGGTTTTACTCGCATAAGTATGAGACAACACCATCACATTACCTTCTTCACCGACAAGGTACTCCCCTTGTTTCTGCTCTTCTTTTTTCGGTTTATTGGTAGTGGGTTTTCTACGGCGAATTTGTGATTGTGTTTTTTCTTGCGGTTTACGGGTATTTAAATAATTGGCCGTCACACCGGTGTAAGCGCCCCTATCCACTAATGAAAAACGGTGTCCATCACCCACACTTCGGGTAATTTGTACTAGCGGTAATGCTTGACCACTGGCGGTAGTATTGCCCCCTTGTACCATAAACAACAAATTGCCGTTTTTAACACAAGCGGTGGCACCGTTTAATTGTCCTAAGCGCGTTAAAAAACTACCGTCTGACTCATTAGTCTGATCGATATGTTCAATCTTTACCGTATCAAGACCAGGATCAACCACCGCCGTAACATTATTACGCCCTGCAATGGTTCTGACGATATCGCCTAATGTTTTTTGGTGGTAAGACATTTCACGGCGCACATTCAGTGTTGCCCTAAAATCGGCACTACGAGCGCGCAATGTCATTTTATCGGGTACACCTGAATGCTCGATCTCATCAACTGTAAATGAGCCTTTATGAATAAGGTTTTCACCCTGCCAACCAAGATGCAAGGTCAATACCTCACCTCGTTTAGGCATCATTAATGCGCCGTCAGAATCATCTAACTCAATATCAAGCCGGTCAGCTTCAAAGCCCCGATTGTCCGTTAATGAAAGCGAAATTAATCGCCCTTGAATTTTGGCACTGATATCTTCATCACCAGCAATTAACACAAAAGCCGGCATGCTACTTTTACCGGTGATCATTTCTGGCAACATTATGATAAAACTCCTTTCATCGCTTCACCGGCACCATTGGCCATCATGCCTAATTGGTCGCTTAAATCCCCTAACATCTGACTGATAGAGTCATCCACCCGTTTTAATGTCAGCGAGAAATCAATTTTTCTGGCAGCACCATCTTGGAAAAATTCGGTGTGGGTGCGTTGTAAATCGGTGATCACAAACATGCCGTGAATGGTGCCCGTACCATCAATAAACGACCACGCTTTACCGCTATCTGCCATTAACTCTAATGCCAGCAACGACACTTTACCGCCAGTTAATGAAGGATAAAGCGCCCCCGATAAGGTGATCACATCGGTATCAGGGCCAATAAATTGTTGTGCCGGTCGGCGTGCGACACGTTGAGTAAAACCATGTCGCCACGTTTGTTGTTTTTGTAGGGATTGATAAGGTACGGTGCGTAACTCAAACACAAATACCCCAAGTGCTGCCATCATTACCACACCTCACTGTCTTGATAACGGCTATTTAATCGTGCTTGTTTTTCACGCTCACGGCGCTCAATTTCCGCGATAACAAGCTGGGCAATATCTTGCGCGGATTGGTTTGGTTGAGGATGAATATTAATTTCATAATGTGCCGGCGCGCCTTGATAACGCTGTTGTTGAATATTCACATTAGCCGGAGCAGGACGATAGTTTTCAACCGGCAAACTGTGTGGGTGCAACGGGGCATTTTGTGCCTGTAACGAAAAGGCGCTGCCTAACGATAATGCGGCAGCCGCTAACATCGCAGTGTGTTTACGACTGGTGATATTCGCAGGGCCTTCGACAATTTCAGGGCCATTTTCTCCCGCAATACCAAATTTACCACGCGGGATATAACCGCCGGAATCATACATACCGGCAAAGTTGCTGTTGTAAGAATCTAACGCAGACTGCACTTTCGGATCATTACTTTTCATAAACTCAGGGGTGAGTGCTTCTTTAGCTGCGGTTGCCAATTCCCCAATGCTATTTTTAAAGTCCGTCCATTTGTTTTTGATCCCCTGAATAATGGCATCAATCAGGTCACTACCAAACTGCAAAAATTTAGCCGGTAATGCTTTGGTATCTTCTACAATCTCATCCCATTTTGTTGATATCGTGGTTTTAATTGTTTCCCACGTTTCTTGTACAGACTTAACAATATTATTCCAACCGTTTTTAAGTGTTGTTTTAATTCCTTCCCAAACATCTGAAATTTTAGTTTTTATCATCGTCCATGTTGTTTGGGTGTAGCTGACTATCGAATCCCAATGTTTAATAATGAGCCCAAGCGGTGTCCAATTAAAGAATATATACTTGATGGCCTCCCATGCACTCTTAATAGTATCTTTTAGCGCTTGCCATGCGATAGCAGTATATTTTTTAACGGTATCCCATACCTTGTAAACGTAGGGGCCAATGGTGTCCCAGTTTTTATAAACCAGATAAAACGCGCCCACTATAGCAGCAATAGCCAACAAAATAGGATTAGCTAACATGGCTTTACCCAATCCTAAAAATGCACTGCCTAATAATTTAATGGGTTTTAATAACAGTGTGAGCGCGCTACCGCCTTTAATGCCTAAAATTGACAAGCTTAATTTCGCGGCGGCTAATGGCCCTAACATTGCCGCAATGGATAACGAGAGAATACCCAGCGTGGTAATAATGCCCGCTATCGCTAAACCGATCATCGTCAACGTCTTAGCCAATTCAGGGTTTTCTTTCATCCACACACCGACTTTAGAAATCACACGAGTAATGCTTTGTGATATCTGCCGTAGCGGGCTATCAATACCGTCAAAAATTTGAATACCTAAATCTTCCCATGCGGATTGCAGGTTTTTCATATCCCCGCTTAAGTTATCCGTCATGGTGCCCGCGACTTTTTGTGCTTCGCCTTTTGATGCCTTGAGTTCTGCTATTAATTTTTGTAAAGATCCTGTGGATGCCTGATCTGCTAAAACCATTAATGAGCTAAAAGCTTCTTCACCAGCTAATTTTTTAAATAAGCCGGCACGTTGAGCATTACCCATACCTTTAGTTTTCTTGTCTAACTCGACCAATATCTCCGTGAACTCTCTAAAATTTCCTTTTGAATCGGTTGTTTTTAGATTTATTTCTTTTAATGCTTTAGAGACTTCCGAAGTTGGTGCAGCAAGCCGTCCAAAAATAGATTTTAAACTTGTACCTGCCGTACTTGCTTGAATACCCGCATCGCCTAACTTACCTGCGGCGGCTGCAGTCGTTTCCAAATCAACACCTAATGAAGATGCAGGAGGAGCAACAAATTTCATGGTATCGCCGAGCATTGCTAAATTAACATTAGCTCGTGTAAATACTCCTACCAGCGTATCACTCACTCGACTCATTTCATCTGAGCTTAACCCAAACCCCGTCAAAATATTTGATCCGATATCTGCCGTGGTACCTAAATCAATATCACCTGCTAATGACATTGCCAGTGTTCCGGGCATAGCATTTTTAATTTGCTCAGGCTTAAAACCCGCCATTGCGTAGAATGCCTGACCTTGCGCCACTTGGTTGGCGGTAAATGCCGTGGTTGCGCCTAGCTCTCGCGCTTGTTCACGCAACATCTTAAATTCATCAGAGTTTTTATCTAAGCGCGTTAATGCCTGCACCTTTGACATCCCGACATTAAACTCGTACCCCGGCATTAAGGTTTGTTTGGCGGAATACAACATACCCGCACCGGTTGCCGTCATGGTGGCACCAGTGCCCGCCATTTTATTTCGTACATCGAGCGTCTTTTGATATTGCGATTTAGCCGCCGCCATGCGCCTTTCTTGTTCGGCACTGCGCCTTAATTGGTTTTCTTGTCGGCGGAGCTGTTGCGTGGTGCGTTCAATATCACCATTCAGTCGCCTTTGTGCTTGACCGAGTTGATTAGTAGAAATGCCATTAGCTTGTAATGCCGAGCGCTGTCGCTGTGCCGACTGCTGTAATTGCTCATATTTGGTTTTAAGTTGCCCCGCTTCCCGTTGCGCTTTTTTAAACGCCTCTAACTGTTTTTTTGTCGGATTTTCAGTATTGGCAATTTCTTTGGCGAGAGTAGCAACACGTTGTGTGGCGGATTGATACGCCTGCTGTGTAGAGGTTAACTGCTGTTTAATCTTGCGAAAGCCGTCAATTTGTGAGGCTTGCTGATTGAGGTTTTTTAGCGAGTCACGCGATTGACGCACAGCGGACGCCAATCGTTTATTACTTTCTTGCGCACTGCGAAACGGTGCGGTTAATTTATCAACCGCACTCAGTACAACTTGTAATTTTAAGTTATTACTCATCCTGTTGTCCGCACCGTTTCGCCGCTTGATAGCGCCATGATAATAATTCTGAAAGGCTCATTTTGCCGGTGTCTGCCGGTGACCAATGAAAAATGACGGCAATATCTGCCGCCAGTTCATCGGTGGTTAATTCGCTGGGGAATCGGGCATAACCGACTTCGGTAATAAAAAATTAACCACCTGCACGCTCAGGTTTACCAAGTCGCCCGCAGCTAAAGACAGCACATCTTGCTTTGTCAGTGTTGGCATAGTAATGCGCGGTAGCACCTGCATCATGCTATCAACATCCATATCCATTAACGGCTGTAAACGCACACCGCGTAGTGCTCCCGAATTGGGTTTAAGCACGGTCACTTTGTCGATTTTGGTTTCACCGCGCATAATCGGTTGTTCTAGAGTCACCGTGGCTTGGTCACCATTAACAACAACCCACTCAACTTGCTCTTGGTTTTGCTCTTTGATTAGCTCTTTCATGTTCTCTTTCCGCATTTAATTAAAGCCCCAGCGCGTCACGCTGTGCTTGTAACAGGTCTTTACCGTCCACTTTTTCCACCATATTGACGATATCAATCTCAATGATTTCTTGACCGTCCATCACTAACTTGTAGTAAGTGGGTTTTACGGTGATTTTGGTTTGTGTGTTATCACCCGATTTCCAGTTACCCGGATCGATTTCGCTATAACGGCCACGCAGAACCACCTCTACAGCAAGCACTTCCCCCGTATCATCACGCTGATAAGCACCACAAAAACGCAGTTGTACGGCATCAATGGTTGAGGCACCCCATTGGCGGTAAACGTCGATATCAGCACCACCGAGAGTAAACTCACTATCAAGCGCGCCGTCATCAAGCCCCATATCAATTTGCACCGAACCATTCATACCGCCCCCGCGATAGGCTTCTAACTTGCGGGTGATTTTGGGTAATGTGAGTTCTTCCGCAACGCCCACATAATTGACGCCATTCATAAATAAATTAAAATTCTTTAGCTTGCGTGGTAACGCCATGATTTACCCCTTGATTTTGTTACCGAAATCCATCAGGTATTTATCGGTAATACGCTGACGTAACATCAGATTTTCCATTGGTGGCACTGGTGTGTAGTCATAATCCAGTGTGAGCTTGCCGTCTTTCAGTGCTTCTTTGCTATTTGATGTTGGGTCATACCAACATTCACCACCTAACAAATAACCCTGACTGACCAGTGAACGTAATTTTGCATTGATGGTTTCAACGATATCCCGCGCTAAAGATGGCGTTAACGGTTTATCAATTGCCCACATCTGCCCTTCTGCCATAGTGTCAGCGAGGACTTGCGCCGTTCGGGTATAAGATTCAAAGGCAAACAGTGGATCATCCGAACAGGTACGCGAACCCCAAAAACGAAAACCATCACGACGAATAAGTGTCGTCACCCCTTTTTCATTCAGTAAACCGGCATCAGTCGCGGGATCTTGTAAATCCCAATAGATATCTTTAGAAATACCCGTCACACCATTAACAGTGATATTGGATAGCGTTTTATGCCAACCGATATCATTGTCTAACTTGGCACGCAGACCCAACGCCCGCGCTGTGGCATAAGCGGTTGATTCGCTGTTGGTGGTGCTATCCCATGAGGTAAAATCAGGAAAAATGACCATTAATTCACGCTGACCAAAGTTGTCACGGTACTTGATTGCTTCGCTGATATTTTTACAGTCGTAAGCCGAAACATAGCCAAAGGCGCGGAGCTTTTGACAAATCACCGCAATCTCATTGGCAACCGCTAATGTGTCGTGACCGGGCACGCCAATAATACGAGGCTTAATACCGTGTTGTGCTTGTGATGCTAACAGCGCTTGCAACCCTGTTTTTAGCCCTTCGTCGGTGGTGCCACCAATAATATTAGTGGTGGTTTCTGCCTCTTCTTCACCTTGTGCAACACGTACTACAATAGTGATAGGTTTAGCCTGATCTGCAATCGCCTTTAACGTGCTGGCTAAAGTACCGGTTTTCCCTGCTTTACCAATAGCCTGTGACACATCGATGAGTAAGACGGGTTTGTTTAAAGGAAAGGTTTTTTCGTCCGCATCATCAGCGGTGCAAACCACGCCGACAATAGCGGTGCTGATAGTGCGAATGGGGCGGGTGCCTTCGTTTATTTCAATAACGCGCACACCATGATGATAATCTTGTGCCATGCTCACGGACTCCTATAACTGTGTCCGTGTAGCATGAAAAATTAGCGATTAAATTGCACGAAAGCGGGATTGTTTGAACGATGATACAATGACTAAACTGGCTTTTGAGGCCATTCGATATCTGGTGCCGTTGAAATATCAACACGATTTAACAAAACTCGGTATTTTTTCCATTTTTGCAGTGCTGTAGCCTCTTCTTCTGTGGCTAAGTCAACATCAACAGCTTCTTGCAAATAAGTGATTATGTTATCTGCTTCATCTAAGCGTTGTAACTTCTCCTGCTTAATCTGTGTAATGAGTGCCGCTTTTTGGGCTTCTGTGTCAACAATCCAGTTCTTACCATCCCATTTATCAAACTCACTATTCGGTTTTAACAATGTGAGAGATTCAGGCAATGGTCCCATAAAATCAATGATGATAGGTTGCTTTGTTTGCGTATTGTAGGCGGTTAAACCTCGGCAATCGTCAACAATCTCCCATGCACTACCATCTTCTCTACGTCTAACGGCTTGATTTTCTTTTTGGGGTAATGGTGGTTCATCTAAATAAGCACCTGCAGATAATGAAACATCAAACATGACATTTTCCATGGTTGCGCCCATATATTCACGCGTAATTGGATGAGCTAAATAACACTTAACCCAACCTGCGATTTCTGCCAAACCATTATCACCGATTTTTCCTTTCTGGATATCTAAACTATATTTGCTCATTATGCTGCTCTCACTATATATAAAAAGGCGATATTACGTGGGCGAGTTTCATTTCCATTAGCGCCTTCTATTTGCTGGTGAACTCCATAACCACCGTCATTATCAGTACCTGTAATACCGATATAATTAATTGCTTTATGCCATTTGTTTGATTCCGATGAACTCAATCCACCAAAAATATTACTGGATAACAAGCTATTACCTTTTTGAACTGATAATACCGAACGCCCCGCATCAATACCGCGCCCACTGTCCAAACCACGAATAAACTCACCGCGCAAATCAGGTAGTTTTCCTGATGGATAAGCAACGGCAAGTTTTGGGTATGTTGATTTATTAAATGTTTGACCATTACAGATTAGATAACCAGAGGGTGCTGTAGCTAATGACCACGGAATAGGGGAACCAACAGGGATATTATTAACATCTTCGAGATCACCCAATAGTGCTAAGGTACCACTTTTATTTCTACAAGTAATATTTGTTGCCCCTGATTTTGGCGATATGTGGGTAATAGTAAGCTCATCACTTTTATGTTCTAAATAGGAACGTTCTCCATACTGCGAGCCTGTAATGAAAGTGGGTGCATATATATCACTTGCAATAAATTGTTTTGATGATGTTTTTAAATTTAGGCACTCTTTTAACTTAGCATCTACCTGTGATTGTGAATAAACACCTGACATTCTGTCAAAATGCACAGTGCCTCTTGTCATAAATCCACGTTTATCAAACCCCCAGACTGTTGCTTGAGTATCTCTGTCATACCCTCCTGTTGTTCCATTATCATTAACAAAAATAAGGATTTTATTGTTTGGTGATATGATTTTTGACTCCTCACCCGAAGAGTATACAAAGGGTAATTTCGGAGAATATTTATTATCAGATTCTGATTTTGTATAGCAATCCCCTTTTAGCGCGACGTTAACACTATTCACTCGAATAGCTGTAGCACTAATTTCATTAAATGAAGGACTGTCATCTCGTTTATAATAAATATTATCAACCCATGTTTTTAATGCATAATCACCTTTAGGTTGTTTATTCCCTAGCTCTTTAGTCACCAAATCTAAACTAGGTACTTTATTTACATCATTACCAAGTTGCTGTGAGAGACTTGCTTTATCTATTTTTTTATTGATTTCTAAATTAAATGTCGCAGTAGTGACATAATTACCAGCGGGTTGATAATTGCCTTTGGGTTGAAATAATTCTGTCACGCCTTTTTGACTAATAACTTTTTCTTTTGATACGCCTTTTTCATGTACGATATTACTGTTGTCAAATTTCTTTTTTACTTCGTCTTTTGTTGCATATTCTTTTTCAACCGTATCTAAAATGGATTTTGACGCTATTTCAATAGCATTGTCTACAGACTCACGCGTAGCAAGTATCACCGAGGGGTCAACCTTTAACTCAACGGATTCGGTGTGACTAACGGTTAAAATCATGCGGATAGTCTGCGTTCGTCCGCTTCCCTCTTGTAATTGTGGCTTATAGGTTTCAGGGCAATTACCCACGGCAATTAAACTGCCCTCATCATCAAATAAACCAATCTCACGTATCCAGTAACCGCCTTCGTTTTCGGGTATAACCTGCTCTGCAACGATTTGATTCGAATTTTTTGAATCAATAAACAGAGTATTAATTCCAGCTCGACGTTTTTCATTAACTAATTTTGTTTGCTCTTCGCTTGGCATCGGTAACGTTCCGCCACCGTCACCCACAGCCATTTGGGTAATTTTTAAGGTGGTGCCTAATGCCGTGGCTTTTGCCAATTTATTGGCACCAATCACGGTTAATAAGGCGAAAAACTTAGCGCTCATGTGCGACCTCAACTTTATCAATAATGTGTACTCCGACCGCCGTTAATGGCGCACCAGACACGGTAATTTCTTCTGCAAAATAGGGGTAAACCGTTAACTCATCACCGTTAAACGTCGCGGCAGAAAGATAAAACTCACCTTGCGAATCAAGGTTGATAGATAACCCCAAGAGATGCCGACTAACAGGGCGTGCATCGGCAATCAAACGCTCTAATTCGTCATAGATTTCTTGGCTAATACCGTTTTCTTGCACACCCACATCAAGGCGAAATGTGCCCGGCGGATCGTCGGTTTGCCACCATTCAGTGACTTTGATGATGTAACCTAACGGCTCAACCACACGCTTAAGCGCACCAATGGTGCCCTTGTGTCGATGAATAAACATCGAATCCCGTACTACTTGGCGCTTAACAGGCTCCGACCAATTTTCATCCCATCTATCAACCGACCAAGCCCATGCAAGATATGGCAATAAATCAACGGGGCACGTGCTGGCGTTCCATAATTGGCGTAAAGGTACTGGCAACGTTTGCAAGGATTGACAAGCAATAGCGGCCGCCTTTTCTAATGGGCTACTGCCTGACGGTAATAAGCTATTCATCCGAGCCACCAATGATTAAAGTGCTTTGGGTGCAATAAGAGGCTTGCGTTTTATCAAGCACCACATCTTTGGTGGGCTGTTTTAATTCCACACGTTGCACGCCTTCCACATGCAACGCGGCATAAATCGCTGACAAGCGAATATCACGCCCTAAGCGGTGTTGCTCTGTGATGTATTGCGTCAAACGTTGATTTGCTTCTTTGCGTATCGGCTCCGACTCAGGCCCCGGAAATAAAAATAACGTCGCATCAATTTGATAGGGAATAATTTTGGCAGATTGCACTTTGATGCGATCAGCAACTGGTCGCACATCTTCATCGTTTAACGCGTGCTCAACAATGTGCAGTAACTCTTCCGATGCGGTGCCGTCACCCTCACGAGATAACACCGAGATAGTGACATTTGCCGGCGTTGGGCTAATCGCGGACACATCGGACACCCGACCATCGGCACTACGGGCATGAAATTCATAACTGCCCACCGGCCCCGCAACACTTAGCCCCTCAAACGCGGCGGGAATGCGTAAACGCAAATCATCGTCAGACTCTAAAATCGCCGGTGTAGGCGGAATAGTGTTGTTATTGGCAGGGCGTAACACTAAACGCGATAAATTATAATTCGCCGCTAACTGATCTAAATCCGCCCCTTTTGCATACGCCACCATCACCGCGCGGGCAGACTCATTGATACGCTGGCGCAATAACAACTCACGATAGACGTTTTCTTCTAACAACTTGGTCAGCGGTTCCGACTCTAACGATAACGTATTAGCAACCGCATCACGCAAATGGACGGGCATTGCGGCAATCAATGCCGTTTTGCGTTCGCGTAATAATTGTTCTGCATCTAACGACTCAATCACATCGGGCGGTGTTAATTGGCTTAAATTAATCGTTGGCATGTTATATCACCGGTAGAGAGAAATTAATCGGTTGTTGGTTATGGGCGTAATAGCCGGTGATATCGACAATCACCTGTTCCTGTTGGCTATGAATATCAATGGCCGTCATCACAATACGTGGCTCCCAACGATAAACTGCGGTGTAACACGCTGACATTAATTGCAATCGCATCTTGGCGTTAACTGGGCCATCAATTAAATCGGCAAGCAAACTGCCATATTCACGGCGCATCAATCGGCTACCAATGGGGGTATTAAAAATATCTTTAATAGACTGGCGAACGTGCTCAATATCGGTAATACGTTCACCGGTTTGTGCATTCATGCCGAGATAGTTCATTGCGGTTGCCCCGTATTACCATCACCGGTACGCACACCACCGTGGGTATGGGTTGAAACCACCACGCCATTAGAGGACATTTTCCCACCAACATGGGTAATATCACCGGTCATGGTGCCGCCTTTTTGCACCGTCAGTGATCCCGTAGTTAAGTTGTTCGTACAAATAACGGTAGGGGTATCTAAGGTGATTTTGCTTGTCGCGACACACGTAATGTCAGGTGACGTGACTTTGACCGACTCGCGGGCTTCAATCACGGCGGTTTTAATTCCCGTGACTATTAGCGCCCCTGTTGCCGGCTCATATTCAATTACTGCCCCGTCTTTATACTCATGACGATGCGCGGTTAATGAGGTTGACGGCTCTGAAAAATCATCACTAAATATCGCCGGCAACACAAACGAGGTAGTTAAATCGCCACCGATTGATAGCAATAGCACTTGTTCGCCAACATTGGGCGCCCACCATGAGCGCGAGTTACCAGCACGTGCAGTAAGCCACGGGCGCCAGTCGGTTTCATTGTCGCCCGTTTTAACTCGACACCCTTTTTCCGCACTGACATCAATCACAACGCCAGTGCGGATCAAGTTTTGTATTTTTCGGATAAGTTCTGCGATATTCATACCCGCAATGTGCAACGGGAAATAAAAAAACGCACGGGGTTGGGATTGTTTCAAAGACAGAACAATTAACGGGAAAGGAATACAAAAATGGCTCTTATTATTAAAGAGCCATTTTTATATTAAATAATATCAATATCTTTATTTTCTAATAATCCCTTAGTAGATAAGGTTAAATTAAATCGTTTAAATAATTGAAAAAATTCCTTATATGACATATCAATCTTTATTTCTTTTACACTCAATGGATTTTTTGATTTTATTAGTGTTGGAACATCACTTTCACCTTGTAAATCGGATAAGAAAAATCTAACAGATAACTCATGATCAGGATCCAAAGATAGATGAGAAGCATCCAAAGAAATTCCAACGATAACTTTATCTTTAATTTTTAGTTGCTTTCCTTCTAAATATTTATAAACATTATTAATATCTTGATTATCAGCAGCAGTTGAACCTTTATAATCATCATATTGAACACCGGCACTAAAATTTTCAATAGACATCATTCATCACTCCTTATTAATTAGAAACACTTATCAATATAAGGGTGAAAAAGTTTTATTCAAGTTTGACTTAGTGATTTGTGAGAAATGTCAGTAATTGATTTTCAATATGTTTAATATCTGCCGGTGAAAAGCCTAACAACTTTCGTTCAGGGTATTGAATTTCTAATAACTTACCTCGCACACGCTCTTTTAAACCGTAATGATGCACGGCAGCAATGCCCGCGACTTGCGGAGCAAAAGAAAGCGTGACACCTTTATCATTGGCCGACATACGCAAATAACGAGCAGTGGCCAAACGCTTAAACATGCGAGTCTGTTTATTGGGCTTTGCGGTGCTGATTTTGTCTTTTTTTACTTCAATAAAACGCAAAATATCACGTTTATAAAAACTACGTTCGGCTTTCTTTTCCAAGTCGTAACCGGTGATCACCTCACCTTTTTTTGTTTTGCGTAATCGCCAATTTTTTAAACTGCGAGACTGTCCTTTCCAGACAAATTTCACTCCTCGCAACACGGTAACCGTTGAGGCTTTACGCTTGGTGAATGCCGTTCCATCGGGATTTTTTTGCGCGCGAATACGTTGTAAATTGCTTTTGCGTAAATCACGGGCAATTTCACGGGCTAATTTTTTACGTTCATTGGGGGACGCTTTTGCCAACATAGCAGCTAATGCTTGGGTTAACGGGCTGAAATCATCAGCGTTCATGAGCCACACTCTCCCAACTTTCAAACGGATCAGCCGGCTCTTCAATGGCACCAACAACCAATTTATCCGCTTGCACATTAACGAGAACACGCTCAGTCAACTTTAAATCAATGCTAATACTGGCGGTCTGGTTGCTATCAATAAAGGCGTCAAAGGTAAAATGACTTTGGCGTTTATCGGGATTCAGGAAAATATCAGGCTGATGTTGTTCAATCCAACCAATGATCACCGCCATTAACACATCTTGGTCACCGGGATAATCATCAATAATAATATTGAGATTGTATTGATACTCATAAGATTGACTACGGGCACCGCTTGCCACAATCGCCCCGCCGTCAATAAAGGTGTAGAGCCTATCGGGGTTATCCCCTAAATAGGCCACCTTTTTAATTAATGCATCACGCAGGTTTGCAGGCTTTTTCATGGTTTAACTCATTGATGTATTGCAATAATCGATTTGTATAATCAATCAAATATTCCGTTTGTGCCTTATTCTCCGCCATCATTTCGAGGAGACGTAAATAATCTTGTTGAGCTGTTTCGGTAAGTCGTGCGGAGGTTGCATTACCCATGCCGGCGGTGGCGGTGGTGTGATTATCGGGGTTGGGGCAATCGGCTTTGATGTACACCCGTTTAGTATTATTGCGCAACTCATCATTAAGCCGGCTAATATCATTTTTTGCATCGGTTAACGCCTTTGTGTGTTGTTTATCCAATTCTGATAAGCGGGCAAGTTCTTCCTGATAATGTTCAATGGCGTCTTGATGACTGATAACACTTTTCTTAAGGGCGAGATTATCACCCTTAAGCTGGCTATTCTCAGTGAGCAAAGCATCAAACTTAAATATCAGTAGCAAGCCCATCACACCCGCCACAATAATAAGCAGTACGTTCCTTTTCATCGTGGGATCTCAATATGAGGATAATCAGGAAAGCGGGTTTCAACGGGTAAACTGGGATCACTTTTCCAGTTTTTACCAAAGCGTAACTTAACACCCAACTCATCACCCGCTTGTTTGATTGCATTCAAAACAGGATCAAAATATTCTGGTTTCCAATCCATTCCCGGCTTAATGATTGAAGGCAAAATGTCAACGGCATTGCCTTCACAAACACCATCAATAGGGCATTCAACAAGGTGTCGTGAATTCATTGTTTGAGACACCCCTTTCGCTACATTCTTTCGTTGTTCAGCGAGTTCTCTTACGCCTTGAATAACAGAAAAATCAGCCGGTGAAATTTCTAACGCGCGATATATCACTTTCACCAGTTGATCATTTACACCGATTAAATTATTTTTACTGCGCTGACTGAATGTAAACTTACTCACCGGCAACCTTCCTTAAGAATCTTTTTTCTAACGCACTGACCAATGCAGCACCAGACCAGCCCGCCATACCGGCAATAGCGCCGGCAATTTCAGGTTGCCACTGGTAATAACTTGCACCGAATAAAATCAATGCCCCTGAAAACATAGAGACAACAATTTGTGCAAATAAGATGGCAACGCGGAACGGTTCCCCTTTCACTATTTTATTGGCATAACTGGCAATACCACCAAAAACCGCCATACCGGCAATTAATAAGGCAGTAAACCAATTCATATTATTTGGATCTTTATAGGGCATCTTCTTCATACCTTCCCCCTTAAAGGGGTTAATCCCAAAGTTGTAAAATCGGCGTGGTGCTGTGTTGTTGAGGCGTATCCGGTAACTCAATCGCGGTGCCGGTGGGTAATATTGCCCCTAATTCAACCAGCCCCGGATTGGCTTCTAATACTTGTTCAATCATGCCGGATGACTGACCAAAGTAACGCCAACAAATATCATCTACGGTATCCCCTTGCTGGGTGTAAATCCGCATTAGATAAGCTCCACCGTGTTATGGGTTTCCCCTTTGATACGTTGTAACGCCCACTTGCCATCACGCCACACTTCATCAATAACCGGCGTCATGGTGTCGGCTTTTTTATTACCTTGTGCGGTAGTATCAATATCGCGATAGCGTTCGATTAAACTGGCTTTAGCAAAACAGAACACCGCACGCTGATATAAAATCATCAGTTCACTTTCACCGTTAATCTGTTCAGCGGGCACGTCTTTTAATGTTTTCGCAGCTTGACCAATACGCCACTGATACAATTCACGATTCACTTCAATCATGGCGTTCAATAACGTGCTTTTCAGCCGTTCCGGTGTCACCGTACCATCGACGCGAGTTTGCAATTGAAAATCACGAGTTTGAATATCAGGGAAAAAACCATTGTTTTTAATGGTTTCGTCTTTTTGTGGTACAGGGTTGGCAGAAACATAATCCATAAGAAAACCTTAAAATAGGTGGGCGGTGGACGAAAGAAAGCAAATTGCTTTTTCCGTGCCGCCCTGACGTGGTGTCACTATGCTTTTTCAGCGTCACGCTGGGCTTTAAGCACTTTATCGAGTTGTTTTAATTCGGTTTTCACACCGATATTCATGTTTAACTCTAAGGCTCGACTTAATACGCAGTAGCTTTCTTGTGGGCGATTATTATCGCGTAGCACTAACCCTAAGATTTTGTAGAGTTTTGCCCTCACTTCATCAGGCATATCTTCATCATCGGTCAAAGCACGTGTACGCTCTAATGTTGCCAATGAAACCGGTGATTTCACGGCATACGCTCGCATGGCAGAATCGGCGATTTCTTCGGCAATCACGGTGCCCGTGGTGCGGTTAACACCGGGGATCACTAAACGGTTAGCTAATGCGTAAACGGCAATATCTAACGCCCCCTCATAATCTCCCGCATCAATTTTCCACAGCAAAATCGTCATTAAGACATCATCTTGCACACCGCTACCACCGGACAATGCCCCATCAACCCACGGCTGATAATTGGCCAATATCTTGCGCTTATAAGCTTCTTTGCGTTCGCGTGACTGAAAATGTTTTAGCTCTTTTTTATCTGTCGCAAGACGTAACAGCATCATGTGATAGCCCTGTGTATTGCGGCTAACATGCCCACCCAATTGGCTGGACTGTTGCGCGCTAAGGCTCATGCGGTGTTTTTCCCACGGAGATAATGCCATTATTTCGCCTTTTTATTTTCAGTTGGTGTTTCTTCTGTTACTGCTTTTTCGTCTTTGACGACCTCATTTTCAGAAGCTACCCCCTCTTTTTTTGTTTCTGGCGATGTCTCTTTTACATCTTCAAAAACAATATTTTCGACCAGTGCCACACCGCGAAAATCTTCAACCACAAAATCTTCATTGACGGACTCGTAGTTTTCGATGCGATCGCGTTTTGGATTATCTAACACTTGACGACGACGAGAATCCGCAAGGAAATAAATCGACAAGTTATCAAGGCGGGTGATAAAAAACGCATTGTCAGGAAAGAACGGCGCACGTACAGCCGGTAAACCGCCAATACGTTTCTGGCTGATAATGGTATCTGCCGCCAGTTTTTCACTGTTATCTTGGTCTTTATTAACCAGTGGAAAATATTTATCTGCTAATAATTTACGGCCACAAATCACAACAAGACCGGTATCGTCCTGATATTCAGGATCAATCGCAGTATCGACCGTATCCTGCACTAATGCATCAAGATTTTGATAAGCTTGCCCTTTACCGACCAGAATAGGCTGGGCTGTGGTTGCGCCTTCTTTCGTTTCACTGCCCATCACATGCTCTGGTGCACGCTCACGGACTTTTTGTAACCAGCCTGAATTCACATCTTGCAGTAAGGGGTATTTTGTCCGATCAGAATTATCGGCGCGGTGCGTACCATTAAAACCAATCATAATGCGGTCTAATGCCTGACGGCGGATAATCGCATCGCGGATACGGGTTTGAAAGTCGGTAAACTTCGCCCACATATCAATTTTGGCGTAATCAAGGTGGGTGTCGTAATTGGTTTTCTGGCAATGATAGCTATTTTTGGTCAGCTTAATCGGATCACTTGTTTCGCGCTCTTTTGCTGTTGTATCGGTAGTGCCTGCGATAGTTGACCCGATACCTAAACCGATGGCCTCACCCACTTGCTCATCAACGGGCACGATATTAACGTGTGTTAAAAATTCTGCTGACTGCTGAATATTGGTTTCCAGCGTTTGCGCGGCAGACGGTTCAATTTGAACCTTTGTATCACTAAACTCTTGGGCGCTAACACCGTAAATTTTACCGAGTTGCGTGAGGTACGCATTAAATTTAAAACGAGTTTCTTTTTTCATGGTCTGTTCACTACCTTAGCAATCCGTCAGCACTTCGCTGTTATTTTCGCCACCCGTGGCCGGCGGACGATGTGAGAACGAGGCGTCTGTATTTTCAAATTGGGTTTTTAATTCCGTGAGTTGTTGCGTGAGCGCTTTTACCGCTTCGCTTTGGTCGGCGTTTTTTAATGCGGTAATTTCTGCAGAAAGGGTTTGTACTTCTTGGGCGCACAGCTCCACCGCCTGATGCACATCGGTAAATCGCGCATCATCACTGTGTTGTTTTTTAGAAAACATCTCTTTAATAATGCTAAAAAGCCCCGGCTTCTCGCTCTGCGGGTTTTCATCAATAAATTCAAAGTGATTTTCTTCTGCAGCAGTAAAAACGTTATCTTTGCTTTGTTTGCGCTCTGAAAGCGGGCTACTTTGTGCATTAGCACTAAATTGCAACATTTCAGTGCCTAAACTCGCGGGGTTATCGGTGACCGCCAGCCCGACTAAATACGCTTCGCCGGTATCTGAAAAACTCGGGTCAATTTCAACAGAGGTATAGACTTTTTGACGTTTTTTATTGAGTTCAATTAAATCAGGCGTCGGATTGATCACACCATACAGTGCCAACTTACCCGCCAGTGCCCCTTCTTTAATTTCCTCGGTATACACCGATTCTACATCACCAAAGCGTGGCGCCCATGAATAGTTATAGTGATCGATATTGACTCGCGCACCATAAACCGTGGGATCAAAGTTTTTCGCGATTTGGGTTAACCATTCGCGATCAACTCGACGCCCGTCCGTGGTTGCGCCTTCAACACAAAGACGAACCGGTTTTGATTTCTTCGACATGCACTACTCCAGACTGCATCCGTTTATTCGTTGGTCTGTATGTTGTCGGTTAAAAGGGGCGTTAAACAATGGATAGGGTTTGTCTGAGATATGGCACAACGGGAATAAAGCGAATAGGTGATCAGCGGTCAATAGACTAGCCGTAACTTAAGCAAGAAATCGTGATTGTGCAATGACTATTACAGAAACATTTGATAACCGAAAAAAAGCAATGCACCTGTATTTTGCCGGTTACCGCATTGCTCGCATAGCGGAATCGCTAGGCGAAAAGGCGTCCACTATTCACAGTTGGAAACGCCGCGATAATTGGGATGAAATCAGCCCTACCGAACGCGCAGAGTTAACCGTTGAGGCGCGTTATTGCAATCTAATTTTAAAAGAGAGCAAAGAAGGCAAAGATTTTAAAGAAATCGACTTGTTAGGGCGTCAACTCGAACGCATGGCGCGGATCAGAAAATATCAAAACGGCGGTAATGAAACGGACCTTAATCCTAAAATTGCTAACCGCAACAAAGGCGAACGCCGTCAGCCAGAGAAAAACTTCTTTTCAGAAGAACAAATTGAAAAACTGGAAGATATCTTTCGCAATACGTTGTTTGAATATCAAAAGGTGTGGTATCGCGCCGGTCATCACCGTATCCGCAATATTTTAAAATCCCGTCAAATCGGCGCAACATTCTACTTTGCACGAGAAGCCTTTATTGATGCCCTGACCACCGGACGTAATCAGGTTTTCCTCTCCGCCAGTAAAGCGCAAGCCTATATGTTCCGTGAATACATTATCAAAATGGCATTGGAGGTTGATGTTGAATTAAAAGGCGACCCATTGATGTTAAGCAACGGTGCAACGCTCTATTTCCTTGGCACTAATGCACGCACAGCACAAAGTTATCACGGTAATTTATATCTGGATGAAACCTTTTGGATCCCGAAATTTCAGGAGTTACGCAAAGTGACTTCGGGTATGGCGATACAAAAACATTGGCGACAAACCTACTTTTCAACACCGTCAACCATGAGCCATGAAGCGTACCCCTTTTGGTCAGGCAAGCTGTATAACCGCGGGCGCAAAAAAGAAGACAGAGTTGATATTGATATCTCACATGAAGCCTTAGTCAATGGACGTTTATGTGAAGATGGGCAATGGCGACAAATCGTCAATATTGAAGATGCACTACGAGGCGGTTGTGATTTATTCGATTTAGAGCAACTCAAAAAAGAGTATAGCCCGGACGAATATAACAACCTGTTAATGTGTCACTTTATGGATGATATCGAATCCCTATTCAACTTTAACATGATGCAAAACTGCATGGTGGACAGTTGGGAAGTGTGGGACGACATTCAACCGTTAGCGCTGCGCCCTTATGGTTATGATCCGGTTTGGGTAGGTTACGACCCCAGCAAAGGCGGTGAAAATGGTGATAGTGCCGGTTGTGTGGTTATCGCGCCGCCGAAAGTACCCGGAGGAAAATTCCGCATATTAGAACGCCATCAATGGCGTGGTATGGATTTTCGCGCACAAGCTGACGCCATTAAAAAAATCACCGAACGTTTCTATGTGGAATATATGGGTATTGATACCACCGGCTTAGGACATGGTGTTTATCAGAATGTTATCCAGTTTTTCCCTGCTGCGCGTGAGTTTATTTATAACCCGAATGTCAAAAATGCCTTAGTGATTAAAGCCTATGACGTGATTAGTCACGGACGTTTAGAGTTCGATGCACAGTGCGTTGATATCATTCAATCTTTTACTTCCATTCGCCGTACCACCACCGGAAGTGGTAACCGACCTACTTATGAAGCCTCACGCAGTGAAGAAAGCGGACATGCTGACCTTGCATGGGCAACGATGCACGCCCTTTTCAACGAACCATTAACCGGCACCACCGAGAACAGTAATAATATTGTGGAGATTTATTGATGAGCCGTAAAAATAAAAAGCGTTTTAAAGCACAACAAACGGCAACCGCCAATAACAGCATGGAAGCCTTTACCTTTGGTGATCCCGTTCCGGTGTTAGATAAACGAGAAATTTTTGATTATCTGGAATGTGCGCAAATTGATAATTGGTATGAGCCACCGATTAGCTTTGATGGGTTATCAAAACTGTTCCGTGCGGCGACGCATCATAGCAGTGCAATTTATGTCAAACGTAATATTTTAGTCAGCACATTTCAACCTAACCGTTTTCTCTCTAAGTTAGACTTTAGCCGATTTGCCCTCGACTTCTTAACCTTTGGCAATGCCTACCTTGAACGGCGTAACAATATGGTGGGGAACTTATTAAAACTCACCCCCGTTCTCGCCAAATATACCCGCCGTGGTGTTGCTGATGATAGCTATTGGTTTGTGCGCTATGGCTATGACTCAAAGCCGTATGAATTTAAGCCCGGTAGTGTATTTCAGTTATACGAACCCGACTTAAATCAAGAGCTATACGGGTTACCAGAATATCTGGCCTCCACCATGTCAGTGCTACTGAATGAAGCAGCAACCTTGTTTCGTGTTAAATATTATCGCAACGGAAGCCATGCCGGATTTATTTTATACGTCAGTGACGCCTCACAAAACCAAAGCGACATTGATAAAATCCGTAACGCAATGCAAAACTCAAAAGGCCCCGGCAATTTCCGCAACCTGTTTATCCACGCACCGAACGGCAAGAAAGACGGAGTACAAGTTATTCCATTAAGTGAGATTGCGGCAAAAGATGAATTTCTTAATATTAAGAATGTCAGCCGTGACGATATGTTAGCCGCACACCGCGTACCCCCTCAAATGATGGGGATCATTCCACAGAATACCGGTGGCTTTGGTGATGTAGAAAAAGCAGCAAAGGTTTTCTTTCGTAATGAGCTAGCACCACTACAAAGCAAGATATTACAAATTAATGATTGGCTAGGTGAAGAAGTGATTAAGTTTGATAAGTACACACTAGATGATAAGTAACCTCACCGCACAAAGAACAATACCGCCGACACTGGCGGTATTTTTTTACCTGTAAGGTATAAGTATCGGTCTGACTAATAATAATAGTGATCCAATTCTATTATACCCTTTACCCCCTGATAAGGCGAATCCGCCTAATTTTCACCCTCTCAAACCTGTATTAAATGCGCCTACAATCCATTTTAAGCGCACGTAATTTATTTGATACCTAGATAACTTTTTCTTGTTTTAATCGCTCTACGCGCCGGAAATTTGCGAGGAATAATGTTTTTAACCCCCTCAAAACGCAATCGTGACCCCGCCACGCCCGCGCACTAAATTGACCTCTTTTTATGCACCTGCATGAGTGCCACAAAAGCCTGTGATATCTGGCGCCTTCGAGCAACTTTGATCCTTTTTTGATCTTGCAGATTTATGCGTTATATTACAAAAGTATGTTATAATATACACAAGTACTTGAGACTGTTTTGCAAATTATCTATGCCAAAATCTCATTTAAAATAGAAAACAGCTAAGTTTTTTATTTACATCAAATATATATGTGATGTTTTCTTTAATAAAATATTACATAACACCATTCATAATAATTGAATTTATATTTTATATAAATCATCTAATGGATTAGATGAAAAACAGTAATTCCAATAAATTAAAAGGATTTTAAAAATATGGAAAAAATAAAAAACAAACTTATAAAAGCATTATTTATTATAACAATAGGATTAATATCACAAAATAAACCATTAATTGAAATCACCATAATAAATAATGATATTAAATTTTATAACATTGAAACCAGTAAAAAAAACAAAATAATTAAGGAGATAGATAATCATTTCATACTCAAGAGTAATATGGCTAATTTTAATAGCCATATTAAGAAAAAATACAAATAATTATTTTATTCTTTCAATTTATCGAGAGTTAATGAAATCTTATCTACATTACTAAAAAATCGAGCAGGGTATGCAGTTGGATAAGAGCTTTCAATAAGTTTTTCTGTTATTGACAAGATTCTTTCCAACTCATTATTAATATACTCCATATTGATACTAATGATATTTTTTGCATTCTTTATATTTGGAGTAGTACTAAGAATAAAGCCAGCAAACACTCGGTTAGCATGAGTTAAGATACCATAACGTTTTTTATCTTCTTGCCTATTAGTAGAATTTAATAATTCCTTAATTCTTTTTTCAATAACTCGATGATGTAAAACTGCATTTATAAGTAAAACCCCACTTACTGATGAGTTAAAAAGTGTTTTATATGCTGAACCTTCTAAATTTTCAAAAAACTTACCCCGTTGGCTTTTTAATAAAGCTAGCGTTGATGGTTTACAATTTAAACAAGCCAAAGCATCTAATGCTTCATCTATATCTATATTTCTTTCACCTAAAGTATCTGTGGACATATCACTTCTTAACAACTGATAAATATAACCCTCTATAATTAATTCATCTCTTAATCGTAATTGTTGAGGATGTTGAGAAGCAAAATCTCTACCAAGAACTCTATTTTGATGATTATTTGCTCTAGTTATGGAATTAATAATATCTCCTGATGCACCTTGAGGTATTTGTATAAATCGTACTTGGATTTTTATTTTTGTAAGAAAACCTTCATCAAAACCATCTAAAGAGCCAATATTACTAACTGTTTGAGCTCCGTTAATAACACTTACATCACGAAAATTAAATCTACCAACATCTCGTTGATTAGTTTTATTTCTTCTGTGTGGTTCAATGGATCGAACAAGAACAGTAATACCATTATTAAAAAACCAAAAATGCTCAGGATCATTTACAGCAGTTTGCTTTATTGCTTCATTAACCTCTGTTTTACCCAGTAAATTACGAATATTTTTAGTAAATAATTTTGAGGAATGTAATTTCCACCATTCTGATATTTGATCTCCACTAATCACACCAAAAAATGCAATATAAGGGGTTTCAATTTTCCCATACTGCTCTAATTCCACATCATCTAAATCAACAGTCATAGATGTTTGGGCATAACGCCATTGAGTTATATCTTCAGAAGAAACCAAATGAACCTGGAATGGTAGCTCATGGTTAGGAGGAATACTTGTTAATGATGCCGATTCATTTAATTCTTGTTGCCATTGTTGCATATCAAATAAAATAGTATTTGCAGCCCCTCTTTTCCCAGTATGGGCCATAACAAATAAAAATTTATAATCTATAGAACTTAAAGCTCTGCTAATATCATCTCGTTTATTTTGTAATATTGGATCAAATCGCTCATATTCTTCTTGTATTAAAAGATCACATGCATGTTTGAATACTAAAAAATCTGAATTAGTCCATGTTGAATTACCTGATTGAGAATATTTTGCTTGTACAACAACAACTGTTTTTTCTGTATGATTAACATGAATAGCATCAATTCCTCCATCTTGTGAACTATCACAAACGGCAGCGCCAGAAACAACATCATCAACTTGACCAAGGTGGTGAATTACAAAAGCAGCTATTGCTCTACTAGCCATTTTTACATCATAATCTGATTGTATGGTAGAACACTCTCGCTTATGAATATGCCCTTCAAAGCGTTCTCTTAAGGTAGTTCCAAGCCTCGTTGCCATTAAATGAGCGGTTGCTGTTGCTGGTACTATATTATCTTCATGTGTTAATTCTGTTACAAAAGCCATAAAATAATCCTAGTTAACATATTCTTAATACTTAAATTATACAAATATTTTAAATATGCTAGGTTGTAACTTAAATAAATCAAGAAAAATTCAATCAATTAATTTTTCATGATTTCTAACCTTATCCATTATCCTATCTCTCCTTTTCTCAATATTTTTCCTCCTCACTTCTTCAAAATTAACGTTTTCACTATTCGCCGATGAAATTTGAACCTTCCCGTTCTCAAACCAAATCACTTCATCGCCATAATTAAGGCGCATACCGTTCATCACCATTGACCACATTGTGTCTGGTGGTAAATCCAATCCCATTTTTTCAGCAAAGGCTTTAAATTCAGGTATCAAGCGTTCCTGATTTTCACTTAATGACACGGTTGAAATTATTCTCTGACTCTTTTTATGCTCTAAAACCTCGCCAAATGATTTCTCCCAATCGCTATATTGTGAACGTAGGTCAAAAACATCAGGCTCAGAAATCCCCCATACGGGCGATTTTAAGCCCCTATCGTGTGGTTTTTTAATATCGGGTGAACTGCCCGATCCACAGTTATTGACAGGACTCCGAGGCGCGCTGATCGCGCTTTTTAAAGTCAAAACCCGCCCCGTTTCTGACTTACGCTTATGCTCAATTGCCTCAATATCCTGCTTAGATTTACGAACTAAACGATACTGACGCTCACGCGTTTTTACTAAATCGCTACTTTTTATCGGTGAATATAACCCGATTATTCGCATCACCTCTTCATCATAAGAATTCGGCTCATCAGCAACAGTACGAGCGACTAATAGCGTTTGTAGACTACGTTTAACGTTAGGGCCTCCTTGGTGCTCGATATAAGCGGCGAAATCTCCCGCATCGGCGGACGCTCTTACTTTTTCCGCTATATCACCCAACTTATCAGCGATACTCACACCACGAATACGACGACACTCACGCCATACGCCTTTAGACGGCAAGCCAAACATGTGAAATTGAGGAATACGCCAAGTAGACGCCCACGCAGTAACAGCAGATGCAACCTCAGTTAATAACTCTCCCGATTCGTCATCAACTTCGCCCTCTAACGCATAACCGTCGATATTTTTTGAAATGTATTTCGCGAGATAACCCGTAGCACCGCCTTTATTTAAATGCTTTGCTTCAAAACGGTGTTTCTTTGCGCCCCGTTCTTCGCCGTCTTCTTCAAGGGCGTACTTACGCATGATCTCAATCGCTGATGCACGTTGAGATTTATCCAGAAACATCATCATATGCCAATGGGGTGTAGCATCATGATGAGGTTCAACAACTCTGATCCCGTAAACGTTAATATCGTTATCTTTAAAAGCAGTGCGAATTTTCGCCCACACCCTCACTAAATAACGTTGACCATCTTTCGGAGTGTATGCGCTGTTATTCCATTTCTCGTTAATGAGAACTTTTTTCTTTTTCTCATCTTTAGAAACATTAATTTGCTTGGTGGGATGGTATTTTGAAGGGGTGGTTAACGTAATAAATAAACCAATATCACCTCTTTCTTCGGCAACTTTTTGAATACCTGCGGCTTGTGCCATTAATTCCATACGGCGAATTTTAGGGTTAGCGATACTCGCTAATACTTTTTCCATTAAATCGAAGCGATCACCCGATTCAACGTCTTGAATATCCATCATTTCAAGATAATTCATATTCGCTAAACGTTGCGATCTGACTTCACGAACCGCATTTTTACTGGCGTAAGGCGTCTTATCTGAATTCACATCACCAAAGGCAATATGCAAAGACTCACGCCAACGCTGACGATGAGCTTTTAACTTTTTAAACCACCAATCTTCATTCGTTAACCGACTCAATCCTGATAGTGCATCTTCGGGTGTCAATTTCCCTTTTTGAACTTTTCCCCAAAACAATGGAGTTACATGTAAATAGGTAATTAACTGCCCTAATTGATGATAAATAGGGTTAATCACTTTTAGGTTAAGTAACACCTCACGATCACCGTTATTTTCAGCAATTGCCTGATCAGCCAATTCATCGAATAAGTTGTCACACGCGTTCGCAAATGACTTCGCCATATGACGCAATATTTTGTCATGCGCATCTGGCAAGCGATTAAAGAACATGGCTTGATCAAAATCTCTATCTAATAAAAATTGACGTTTATCTTTCGCTAAACCATAGCGCGCATTAACGGCTTGCAAACGCTGATAGACGCTTTTATGGAACTTAAAGACCAGCCAGTTATGAACTTCTTTCGGCGTTTTCTCTTTTTTAAGATGTTCGATGTACTTAAATAAGCGAGATTTAAGAAAGCGAGGCAGTTTTTCAATATCGAATAAAATCGCTTGCCCCTGAGCCAATTGCTCACGGGTAAGCGGTCTTTCATAAACAACCGGCTCATGCTGTTTCCCATTCCACCAATATGTCCATTGCATATCAGCAGGATAGGAAACAGGAGGCTGAGAAAAATCAATTAAACGGCTAGCCATTACCGCACACCGCCTAAATGCTTCGGATCAATAATTTCAATGGCTGTTTCGCACAGTTTAGCAACGTGAGTCATTATCTCTATCAATTCAGAGATAGACTTAATTTCTGCGCAAATAACACGACTCACATGCGCACCAACAACGCCAGCAGTCACATTTACCGCAGAGTCATACCACGCAATCACTTCACGACGAACCCGACCGTCAATCACAGTGACTTCGATTAATCCAAATTGTTTTTTCCAATAAACGATAGCAAAACGAGTGCCGGTAATATGCACCCCATTTTTTGGATCTTGAATATCGACATAGCCCTGCTCCATCAGCACACCTCCGGCAAAACGGCGATAATCTCTTTTGCTGATTGGCGGTTTCCATTTGCAGAAATAGAACGAGGCGCATCAATCTCGTGAATAATAAAACCGAGATCGGCATACAGCTCTTTGGCGTGAATGGAATTAGAGACAGTAATCGGGTTACCTTGTGATTGATTTAATGCCTTTAATGCTTGAGCTAACTCAATTTGATGAGCGTGAGTAAAATCCGTGTGATGATATTTAGTAAAACTACCTTCATCTCCCATATATGGAGGATCACAATAAACACCATCACCGAAATCAACGAGTGACAAAGTATCTTGCCATTCTAAACAAGCGATAATGGCATTAGTGGCTTTCTCAGCAAATTGTCTGACTTCCTCCTCTGGAAAATAAACACGGGCATATGTTCCGAATGGCACATTAAATTCACCCGAATTGTTATATCGACATAATCCATTAAAGCAATGGCGATTTAAATATAAAAACCGAGCAGATTGTATATATTGATCACACTCGTTTTTATCTAATATCTTAATTGAATTAAATAATTTTCTAATAGCAATGTAATCATTTTTATGATTGTTTTCTTCCCACGCATAGAACTCTTTACGCGCCATTATTTCAGTATGTTCTACGACATTATGATATAAACTAATTAAATCCTGATTGGCATCTGCAATTAAATATTCGTTATATTCTGTGTTCATCATTACAGCACAAGAACCCGCAAACGGTTCAACTAAGCGCTTTGCTTTTGGCAAATGTGGAATTAATTTATCCATGATACGGACTTTTGATCCCGCCCATTTCAGAATGGTTTTATTCGCCATTTCACACACTCCGATAATGCTTAGATTTCAGCTCATACACTGTCTGGCAATCTGCACAGCGAGTGCATCCCATTACCGCAATACGGCGCTTTTCGGGTATTTCACGACCGCAATCTTCACATTCAAACGCTGATACACCTACGTAACGCCCTGTTACTGCTTTTATTTGTTTATCAAGCAATAACTGTGATTGTTCGCAGGCTAAATCCATTTCTTTAGACATAATTCCATTCCTGCGCTTGATGTTCGATAGACTCGGCTTCACCTTCTAATAATTGAAATACTTGTGAAGGCTCCATTCGTTCACTTAGTGCTTTTGATGCTAATTTGCGCAAACGAGCAGAAAAAAGAACCGCCCGAGATTTTCTTTCATCTTCTCGAACGGCATTAATTAAATCGGTTACATCACTTTCTTTAGACATAATCAGACCTCTGATAATCAGATATAAAAAGTCCTGACAAATAAATGTCATTTATTTTTAGGTGTAATTAAATAGGCATTGCTAATTTATTCGGGATTAATGCGCTTAATACTTTTATTTGATGAAGTGCATTAATGATTTTTATTTTATCTTTCCTCTTTAATAATAAATAATCTATTCCGTTCTTTTCTTTTTCTATCTCAGCAAGGTAATAAATCATCTGATATATACGATTATTTTCATTTCTTAAATAATCAAGAAACTCACCAATCAAAATATCATCACTATTTTTATTTAACTTACTTAATAAATCAGCCCTAACTTCGGCTGTTTTATTCATACCACTGACGCGCTCATCAAATGAAAGACCATCATTGCGATAATGCTTTACCACTTTAGACTGATAAAAATCATCATTGCCTTGTAGTTGCTCTCTTGCTTGAATAAGCTCCGCAGCATTCATAACAACACCTATATAGAAACTTTCACAAGAAACGAAACAATAACAATGGCACATAAAACCAGTGTTGCTTTATCCGCTTTTGAATATTTTTTACTTTTATAAGTAAAAGATTCACTGTTTAGTTTGTATTTATTTCTTTGCTTTACCAATTCATTCATCTTCTTTATCCTCATATTTTCACTATTACATGGAGATATTAAGTAATGATAAAAACACCTATCCAACAAGAGTTAGAACCTATTGTTAATGCGCTTAAAGAACTTAATTTCAAAATAAAACTACAACAAGAGTTACTCATTGCCGTAATGAGTGAACTTCCTGACGGTACTTTTGTTAATGGAACTCCTTTTGATCTAGCAATAAAAAAATGCTTAGAAAAATACTCTGTATACGGTGATGATCATTATGATGCCAATGAATTTTTTGAAGAATGTAAAGCACTAGCTCAACATTACCGTTCAAAAGCACCTGTTATTTGATGTTTAAAATGCCATCAATATCATCTAAATAAACTTTTTTTATATTGGTGGCATTATATTCCCTTCCTGATTTTGTTATTAAACAATCACATTTTAATGCTCTCACTGGATAACTAGAGATAACATCAGACTCAGAAATAAGATAAGTTTTATTATTTGATTCAAACATTATCATTTGAATATGTTTCATTTTTTAACCCATCAATATATTTAACCGCCTCAGCCATTGCATCAAACTTACCGAATGACTGATCATCTAACCAAACGTGATAACGAGTTATCGGTGTTACTGCTTTTCTTGGCAGTTTAATAATGGTGAAACCGCGATACATAAAACTATGCTCTGTAATTTGTTTCACCTGCATCTTATAGCCCAACCCATAAACGCCATGCGTCACGTTGTTCTTTTGGTAAATTCGAATATGCATCATCCATTCCGCGATTAAATTCCGTGATACTTACCCATAGTTCACCGGCTCTAGCATCTGGCTTCATAGGATCACGAAATTCAATAATGGGTAACTTACCCGCTTTAGCCATTGATCTAGTGGCTTCGTAACCTTTCCCTATTAATTCCGCAAACTTTGCGAGTGGCACCGCATTTACAGGGAATTTCACATTGATCATTTCTTTGTTCATTTGCTACCCTCGTCAGATCAAGCCCTTTAAAACCCTTTATTTTCGGTTTTATGGGTTTTTGTGTCTCGTTTCGTTCGAATACGGAACTTTTACTAACTGTAGTTCGTTTAAGGAACTAAGTCAATGGACGTATCTCAAAAAATTAAAGCAGTAAGACAAGCAGAAAAAGTAACGCAACAACAACTATCTGATTTAGCAGGAATATCATTAAGCACTTTAAAAAAAATAGAGGCAGGATATCAGGAACCCAGTGTCACAACGCTTTCAAAAATTACTAAACACCCCTCATTTGAAAAATATGCACTTTGGTTAATTAGTGACAAAACACTACCTGAAGCTGGCCAAATATCACCAGCCCTCGCACACAGTGGGCAAGAGAAAGAAACATTACCCCACTCAGAAAAGAAAATTGGTTAGACGTTTTATATGAATATGCTGATTACTGTTGGTCGCAGTCAGTCAGTTACATCGGAGGGCTTACTTATGGCAATTAAGAAGCTCAATGATGGTCGTTATGAAGTGGATATTCGCCCAAACGGGAAAGATGGTCAGCGAGTCAGAAGGATATTTGATCGCAAAATAGAAGCTACAAATTTTGAGAAATATACAATTGTAAACGCTAAGAAATTTTCTAGCGATAAAGTCCAATCAGGAAGAATTCGATTAAGTGAGCTACTTGATAAGTGGTGGTTATATCACGGACAAACATTAAAAAACGGATCGATAGAGAAAAGGCATTTAATTAAAACAGTGAATGCGCTTGGTGATCCAACAATGAACCAACTTGATAAGCATGCATTACTAGAACATAGAGGAATGCGCCTTTTTGATGGAGTGAGTCCATCAACGATAAATAGGGATATGTATCGTCTATCTGGAATGATAAGCGCATTAAAAAACTCGAAATATACAAAGGTGATAACCCATTGAGAGGATTACCACCATTAAAAGAAAAGCCACCTGAACTCACTTTTTTAAGTGATGATGAAATATCGAACTTATTAAACTCATTATCAGGAGACTATCGCCGTATCGCATTACTATGCCTTAGCACTGGTGCAAGATGGGGTGAAGCTGAAATGTTAGATAGCAAGCACGTTCATCAAGGAAGGGTAACTTTTGCCCATACAAAGAATGGTAAAAAAAGAATCATTCCAATTTCTGACTCTCTTGAAAAAGAGATAAAAACCAGAAAAACAGGAAAGCTATTTCATGTTGATTACGGAACCTTCCGAAAAAAACTAAAAATAGTAAAACCGGATTTACCCGATGGGCAAGCAACACACGTTTTACGCCATACGTTTGCAAGTCATTTTGTAATGAATGGTGGGAACATCGTAGCACTGAAAGAAATATTAGGTCATGCGAGTATAAACCAAACAATGGCATACGCTCATTTAGCACCTGATTATTTGCAGTTAGCTATAAAATTAAATCCACTAAAAGGTGATATAAAAGTTTAA